AGACCATGAACAAATCCACCTTTCAATAATTTAGATGTTAAAAAATAAAAAAATCCATCTACATAGGCATAATTATGTTGCGAATTGATATATTCTTGAAATTGATTGTCCTTATTATTAAAATTTTCAATAGAAGGTAATGTATTCATTTCCTCAGGTTTATATTTGCCAATCAAATACTTTACATAATCGACCAATGTAATAAACTTTTTAAAACATGTTTTCTTATTTCCTTCGGTATCGATAAACTCAAATTTATTATAGGATAGTCTCTCAGTATATTCTCTAACTCTTTTTTTAGGGTTTATACCTAAGACATTATGTAATGGGTTATATTGGGTTATATCATTTTCATCAAAAGGCATTTCACAAGAGTTTGATTTCATATTAATTTAATTAACATAAAACTTATTTAAATTAAACTAATAATAAATATATGTTATATATAATATGCCTAAAAGCATGAAGGGTAAAAGCATGAAGGGTAAAAGCATGAAACGTAAAAGCATCGGTCGTAAACATTTGAAACGTAAAACTTTGAAAAACAAAACTCTTAACATTAAAGGATGTGCTCATAATCCAACTTATCGTAGCCTTCTTTATTGGTATCGAACTTCTTTTCAACAATTAGGTTTTATGATTTTAGAAAAACACAATGGGTATAATGATAAAGTATCCAATTATAAAACAGACATAATGCGTTTAAGAGATTGTATTGCCAAAAAACACTCTAAAATGAATAACATTGATACAAAAGATGATTTGAAAATCATGTTGGATAATACTGAAGTTTTAATTAAACATATCCAAAAAAATTTTTAATTTAAATATATATTCATAATTTTATTAATGTATATTTGCTTTGTATGGCCTTTTAAATTCAATATAAGAGGTGAAGGACTAGAAATTTATAATGCTCTTAAACAAAGAAAGGATGTTATATTAACCGATAGTTTTCAAGAAGCCGATTATATTTTTTATATGATGGATTTTAGAAACTGTTATCATATGCCATGGTACAATAAAAGTGACTTTAACATGGATGTTATTAATAAAATTTATACTCTTTATGACTTTAGAAAGGATGTCATTATTGATTATAATGATTGGACTGACACCCGAAATGTTCAAGAATATTTATTGCCCAATGTTCATAAATACTTTAAAAGAAGTATTGTTGACAAAACCACACTTCAATTAATACCTTATTCAAGAGAGATTATCCCTATCTCTTTTGGCATTCGGTCGGACTATATTAATTATGATGAGCTCTATAATGGTATCACGTATGCGTATGATGTATGCTGCCTATTTAATAAGGACCTATATCCACTGAGTGCCATGCGGCATATCGCGCCTCTAAAGGTTGATCTATATAATGGGCCAAAGCATATTGGTATGGATGATTCGTATAATCCTAGCAATCGTTATGATATTGTAAATAAAGAATATTACAAATTATTAAAAACAAGTAAAATTATTGTTACTGCCAATCCACCTGAGTGGGAGGGTGATTTTAGATTATGGGAAGCATTGCTTGTTGGCAATCTTGTATTGTGTGACCGTATGGTGATTCCTCATATGATGAAGAACCCATTAATAAATAAAACTCATTTAATTTTTTATGATGATCCAGATGATATATTGAAAATAGTTAATTATTATATACAGCATGAAGATTTGCGGAATCAAATTGGAAGATGCGGGCGTGAATATGCTTTAAAATATCATACGTTTTCAAATAGATTGGATGAAATTATGGATAATTTGTAATCCGTTAAATATTTATTTTTTTATTATTATTAACTATAAATGAGTAAGGATGTATGTGTAGTTTTTTTATGTGATAAAGCGTATTTCAACAAATTTATTTATACTTGTAATCAATTAATTACAACGGGTAACTATAATGGAAATATTTGTTTAGTAATAGGTGATGATTTATATAATGATCCAATATTAAATTGCGACATTATAAAAAAGAATAATATTATGATTAAATATTTTCCCAATATTTCTTTTTCAGAACAATTTTTAAAAGTAAATAATCAAATAAATAGTGATGGAAGAAATAAAACCAAAAAATTTCAATGGCATAAACTTCATTTATTTAATACATTTTTTAAAAAATGGAACTATATTTTTTATTTAGATTGTGGTATGAATATTTTATCAGATATATCACCAATACTAAATGAAATTACTGAAAATACATTACTAGCACATTCTGACGCATATCCTACATATCAATGGAAATTATATAATCAATTTGACACAAATACGGGTTATTTTGTAAAACTTAATAACGCATATAATTTGAATATTGACTATTTTCAAACTACTCTAATGCTATATGACACAAAAATAATAGAAAATGATACATATAATAATTTATTACGTTTAACTCATGAATATCCAATTAGTATCACAAATGAACAAGGCATAATAGCGTTATACTTCACAAATATTCGACCTTTATTTAAACAAATAAAAACGCATAATAATCATACCTATTTTTATGATTATTTATCAAGAAATAATAATAACTATATTATGCTAAAAATGTTATAACTTTTTAAATCTCCTGCATATTTCATCATTATTATTTTCTATACCCACATAAATGGCCTTCTTTTGGCGTGTTATAGCAACATGAAGTAAAGAATTGTACGTAATATTATCTGTTTGGTGACTAAATATTTGTAGCGTGTGTTCTGATAAGCCCAGAACAAAGACTACTTCGCATCCCGTACCCTTTGATGTATGTATCGACATAATTCGCGTGGCATTCACTGACTCTTTCAAATTAATTGTAGTACCTGGTTCCGATTTATGCAGATAGACGTATTTTTCATTCGTCTTTAGCCGCTCTTTCCAAAACTTATCCAATTCAAGATACAATATGTGCGCAAATGTATTTTTCTTTAATATTGGAAATATAAACATAAAATTATTGGGCGAATAATTATAGGTTTCAATTTCGACTATCATATATCCAAGTATGGTATGAATTACTTTATACATATCATCCAAGTCAGTTCTATATAAATGTTCCATTTCAAATATTGTATATGGTTTTATATCTTCGTGAACATATTTACATGGGCGGTCGCATATCTTTTCTATTTTGGGCAAATTATATTTATAATAGGGTATTAGAGTATTTACGAAATATTTGAAATTTGTATTATGAAATCGCATGACTTGATTAATGCCATCGCTTTTATTTATTTTGGCGGTTGCCTGGTCTATACATGTGTATATGTTGTTCTCTCCCCAAATGCTCTGTAGTTTATCCCCAATAATATATAAGTCGGCCCTTGTTATTTCTACAATCTTTATGAATGCGTCCATGTAATTTTTACCCAAATCTTGCGCCTCATCTATAATAATAAGCGTTTTATTATCTATTTTTATTTGTGTATTTGCGTAATATATTTCATTTGTTAATTTGCCTTTATGTATTTGGTTGACGATTTCATTATACAAATCTAGGTCACTCAATTGCTCTGATTTATCATACATATTATACGTAAATGAATCAATCGTTCCTATAATAATAATACACCTGTCAAATACCAATTTATATTTATTAGTATATTCTTCGCTTATAAGAGTTAGGTTTAAATTTTTTGATTCATATTGTTCCTTTAACTCACTATATATAACCTCTTTCGCTGAATGCGTTTTTGTCAAATAGATAAAGGTTGATTTATTATTAAATTTGGGGTTATTTAACAATTGTATACTTTCATATGTTTTGCCGCACCCCGCGCCTCTTTGATTAAAATATACTTGGCCCTGTACGCACTCGTCGCATATAAAGGTTCGTTCACATCTCATATCATTATTTAATTTAAACCAGGGTTTGTTATGTGTAAAATAGCCCGTTTCAAATATGTATTCGACCTTATCGTTGACTGAATATATCATTGTTGTACCCGATATAGTTATTTTGTAATTTTCGTGATGTATATGTTGGGTTGTTTGCTCACTGCATGAGGAACATTGTCGCTTTATATTTAATTGTTTGTGTATTAGTAACTCTCTTATTTTATGAATGGTAGATTGGTTTGTTTTCACACATTTTGTTTTATGAGAGAAGAATACCCTAGTAGACCCTTTTTTAAATATGACCGACTGATTACAATCGGGGCATTTATATGTGCGTGTTCTATCGCCCATATTTGGTTTAATAAATTCATCATTATATATCGCACCGAACTTACGGAGCATATATAATCATAATATATAATCTTTATATGCGTATAAAGTCAGGTATTAGAATTACGCGTATATTATATGACATTGGAATTGAAGAAGTTTGATATGAAACGAATTACCTTTTTAAAAGAAGAAAATAAAGGACCCGTCGTTGTTCTTATTGGGCGTCGTGATACTGGTAAAAGTTATTTAGTAAGAGACATTTTATTTCATCATCGCGATATACCTATATGCACCGTTATTTCAGGCACGGAAGCGGGTAACGGATTTTATTCCGCGCATGTTCCTAAATTATTCATTCACGACGAATACAGCACGGGTATTATTGAAAATATTTTAAAACGGCAAAAGACGGTCATCAAAGAAGTGAACAAACAACTTCAATTATATAAAACTTGTAAAATTGATCCCCGAACACTTGTTATTTTAGACGATTGTCTTTATGATAATACTTGGGCGAGAGATAAAATGATGAGGTTGTTATTCATGAACGGGCGGCATTGGAAAGTATTTTTAATTATTACGATGCAGTACCCGCTTGGTATCCCGCCCACGTTACGCACCAATATTGATTATGTATTTATTTTGCGTGAGCCTTATATTGCGAATCGTAAGCGAATTTATGAAAATTACGCGGGTATGTTTCCTACATTCGAATCCTTTTGTCAAGTGATGGACCAATGTACTGAGAATTATGAATGTTTAGTGATTGACAACAATGTAAAATCGAACAAATTAAGTGACCAGATATTTTGGTATAAGGCAAACTCTGACATACGTCATGATTTTAAACTTGGGTCTAAGGAATTTTGGGAAATGTCAAAGTCGATGGCGGATGATGAAGAAGATGCGCCCTATAATCCTGAGCAATACCGAAAAACGGTTCAAAAAATTAATGTTAAAAAGACAAAATGGTAAACGAAGTAAACGTAAACAAAGTAACGTAAACGAAGTCATGCTAAAAATATTTAATATTGCGCTTTAAATTGGGCGCGGGTCATTCCTACACCCATTGCTCGGTATGCTTCTTCAAAATTATTAGCACTCATCGTATTTTGAGGTGATCTTGATTTTGCTTTTTTTGTTACATTAGGTGATTTTGCTTTTTTACCCTTTGTCGGTTCATTAGCATTCGATTTATTCGCAGGCTTAGATTTGGATTGTTTAGCTTTCGCAGGAGGTTTATTCGCAGGTTTAGACTTATTCGCAGGAGGTTTATTGGCAGCTTTAGATTTAGTTGCCTTCTTCATATATTTATATATTTATTTTATAGTTATATATTATATATGGAAGAATGTGTTCGTAGAAATGAAGCTGAAGGAAAAGAAATAAACCCTGTTACTTGCACTTTCGTTAACAAATGTAAACCTGGTGAAACTAGAAATGAAAAGGGTCGGTGTGTAAAAGGACGAACTAAAACAAAACCCAACGCAGTTGAGTTCGCACCCTTTGTATACGCAAAACCATTGGAAGTTAAAAAAAAACAATCGTTTACTCGTAAAAGGGCAAAGGCAATCCCAAGAAAAAATGGTAATAACTATTCCTACAATATTGGATACGCTGGTCGCGTAATAAAACCTGGCGCATTATACGCTTTCAATAACGAAGGTAGAAGGACTAATAAAAAAGAAACTCGTAACTCATTAAATATAGAACGCGCTAAAAGAGGGATTGTATTTGATCGTAAAACACGCCCATCCGTCGATGATAAACTCGCAAAAAGAGGGATTGTAGTTCAACGTAAAACACGCCAATCCGCCAATGAGAAACGCGCAAAGGAGTCACCTGAAGCAATCGAACAATTAGAAGAGGAACTAGCTGAAGGAAACGCAACCAACATGCGCCCGGTACAAGTAAGAAAACGCAAAGCTAAAGCAGAAGAGCTTAAAAGAAAAAAGGCGGCTGAGTTAGCAGGAAAAGGAACACCGTTGGGGCAAAAGAATTCACCTCAAGCAAATACATCTCTTTAAAATATAAAGATTATATATTATATTGTATAAATGAAAGTTGGATTACTTATACCGTGTACCTCTAAAGGCCGTCCATGGACAAATATAAAAGAAACTTATTTTTATAATTTATCTTTTAAAACGTTTTTAATGAAGCAAGACAAAGAACACGAATATCATTTTTATTTAGGCGTAGATAATGATGACCCTATATTTAATAATAGAGTACAACAAGATGTTATACGTAATTTTACAAATATATTTAAAAATATTCACATACATTTTGTTGTTCTAAATGTTAAGAAAGGGTTTTTGACTAAAATGTGGAATGAATTATACAAATTGTCATATAATGAGGGGTGTGATTATTTTTATCAATGTGGCGATGATATTAATTTTCAAACTGAAGGTTGGGTGAATGATAGTATAAATGCTTTACAATCGACGAATGGTGTTGGACTAACCGGGCCAATTAATAATAATTTTAGAATATTGACACAAGCATTTGTCTCTCGTAAACATATGGAAATTTTTGGTTATTTTTTTCCAGAAAATATTCTTAATTGGGGATGCGATGATTGGTATAATCATGTGTATCAACCGAACTATTTTTTTCCATTAAAGAACCATTTTTGCAGTAATGAAGGCGGTGAACCTCGTTATTTGATTGATGGAAAAAGAAATTTCAGGGCGAATTACGCGGTGAATGTGGCCGAATTAAGAAAACGAACCATGGACCAAGCCATCGGTGATAGAGCTAAAATAGCGAATTTTATTAATCGTTAATTTATTTTTTATGTTTTTTCTTTTTTTTTGGGGTTTCATTACTTGGGTGAGTTAATTCATTTATTGGGTGTGTTAATTCATTCTTTGGTATGTTCATATCCAAAAAAAAAGGTGGATTATTATGTAATTTTCTTTCTATGTCTGATGTATTTGTTATAGTATCAATTGTAATATCACTTAATAGCTCAGTTTGTTGCGTTAGCTCATTTTTTTGCGTTAGCTCAGTTGTTTGCGTTAGCTCAGTTTGTTGTATCACTTCATTCATGATATCCGTATTTATATATAAGGAGTTATCATTAACAATTGATTCATATATAGTAA